CCGCCTCGAAAGAATTGTGTTTTGATACAAAAGTTGTCAACTCACTAATAATCTCATAATCATTAAAGATAAGTTTATTCTCTTCTATCATTGTTTTGAGATTAAGAGATCCTACCTTTTTGACAGTTTTAGACATCTTAACACCCAATTGTGTTTTCTTACCAGAAAATCCTTGACCAACTATTTGCCCAGCACGACCTCTCATAGAGCACATCAGAACATTTTGATACTCTAGATCATAATGAAGAAGTGATGCTACTTGATCTCCAATATCATTTACTTCGCACAAAATATACGCACCATTATAATTTTTAGCTACTTCATATATGATATTTGGGAACATCATTGGTTTTATCTCATTGTTTCTATACTTTGCAACCACTCTATGTGGAAATTCTGTAATATCTACAACTACAAATGCTGAATAGTCTTCTCCAACTCCTCTAGCTACGTCAACAGTAATGACATAATCATGATCTTCTTTAACCTCTTCATACACATCTAGTCCAGCACTTTGAGTTCTTGGACTGTCATAAACTAAACTTCGCAGTTTTGATGGTGCAATTAGAGTATCAACCGAACCTAAAAATTCACATTCAAACTCAACCTTAAACTGTTGCTCGGAAGTGTTGGCAATAGTTTGTGCTTTCCATACTTCATCTCTTCCAGGAACTTCGCTCCAATGAACGTCTGTGAATACATATTCGTTCTTACCTTTCTCCGCATCATGCCACATGCGGTAGAAGTGATTCATACCATGAGGCGTAGATACAATAATTACTTTTGTGTTTTTACCTGAAGTAATTGTTGGATATACTGAAGCAAAGAATGAATCTGCGATGTGATTTGGAACGAACGCAAATTCGTCCAAAAATAAAATGTTGAATGACATACCACGAACCGCAGAAGCAGAAGTAGAAGCAGCCAAGATTTTACTTCCGTTCTCAAGTTCAAGAGAACCCTTGTTCCAAGAGATGATACCCTGTTGCATCCACTTTGGTAGATTTTCATATGCTGTCTGCAATCTGTCTAATAGTTCTCTAGCAGTTGCTGCTTTGTTTGCAAGAATACCTATATTTACATTATCATTGAATACAGCATAGTGTAGAAGGAAAGATACTACAGTTGTAGATTTTCCTGTCTGACGAGGCATCTTACAGATATTAAATCTGTGTTGGTGGAAGTTTTTGATTAACTTCTCTTGAAAGTGATATGGTTTAAATGTTTGTAGACCATGATCAAGAGTAACAATCTTTACATAGTTATTCGCAAAATAAACAGGATCGTCCTGACACTTTACAAATTCGAGAACTTGCTCCTCAGTAAATTCAATTGGAGTGTTAGCCTTTTTAAGTAAAGGATTACCAAGATATACATCACTCATAATAAAACCTCTTAGTTATTAATTGCAGTTCCAGCGTTTACGTGCTGCTTTACCCCTTTCTCCAGTCCAACTTCTAGAACGACTACAGAAATTTTTTCTTCTTTTCCAGTCTGCCGAACCTGGTTTTAATTCTGAAGGAGGTGTAGTAACAGCGGTTTTAAGTTTTGAACCTCGATTCTGTCTACGATAAGCATTTACTGCTTTCCGACTCAAACCATCGGTTTTGTCTTGACGATTGACTTTTTGCCAATCTTCTACTTGAAAAAATGGTTCTCCTGGCTCTCTTTCAGTTACTTTGGAGTAAATAACTTTTGCGCCTGGATATACTTTTTGAATTTGCTCTTCAACTTCTTTCTTGCTTGGGAGTTTTGCTTGTGGGAAGAACATCTTTAGGGAATAACTCTTTCCTCTCCACATGCAGATAACCATTACCAAATTTCCAACCTTTGCCTGAATACGAGTTGCCTCATCAACCTGAGACTTAAATCCTTTGATTGGTTCGGGTTCAATCAAATCAATAACCTCAGCAAAAGTATTACCATCAGCATCCTCAATAGTTACGTCTTCTTTCTTTACGCAACGATTGTATTTTTTACCAAAAAGTTTTTGCGTGCCCTTCTTTTCATAACCTGGCCAACATTTCATCTCTTCCATCTCTCCACCAGCAACATAATCTGCTGCCGTATCAATGTAATCTGCTGCCTTGGTAATCTTTGATTGTACCCATGCTTCTAAAGATCCTTCTCCATTCTCTACTTTAGATTGTAGTCTTCTAACAGCATCTAAAATAGTACTTAATTCAGATCTTGCCATTGAATATTCTTCATCTTTTACCGAAACCTTATCCCATGCTTTGCCACCATAAGCACATTCCGATCTAGTTTCTCTTTTATCGCATAAAGGACAATATCTTTCTTCTTCGTGCATATGTGTTTCCTCCGTTTTAGTTCCCCAGTTATCAGCACCAACCTTACGACACTTTACAAGTGCTCCAGAAGCATATGCGCTAGGCCAAACGCTATATCTCGACTTTACCTTATGGTAGCAAGCATCTTTTTTGCCACTACCTTTTCCTGGTTTGTCTTTTACTTCTTGAATGTCCATCTCTTCAGTTCTTACGTTAGTTGGTTTTACTCCACCAGTTTTTTCTGGTTGATTTGGATCTAAGCGATTCTTTCTTCTTCTTGCTTTTTCTTCTTCTTCTGGCGAAAGATTTGCTGCCATTTTAGAACTTCCGCATTTTGGTGTGGAAGTCTGTCCAGGCTGGCGAGCACAAGGTTTCCCTGCCCATTTACCACCTAATTGAACCCAACCAGATTTTCCATCAGATGATTTTGATTTCCCAAACCAATCACGAAGACCTTCATCTCCAGATTTAGTTTCTTCATAAGCAACCCCTCTTTTGGTGTGCTTTATTTCTCCCTTTTCTTTCGCAATTAATCTTTTAGAAACAGTGTCAAAATTTGCGATAGGATTTTCGTCTGGAATTTTTTTCTTGGGATTATCATAAATGTCCACATCACCATCATTATCACGATCAACGTATTGAACCGTTGCGTGATGAACCAGCTGCTTTAGGTCCAAATTTGGATCTAACTGATGCTGCTTTCCTTTTAAGTGTGGTGTTTTGTGGGAGAATTTTGGATACTTCATTCAACTGGTTTTGATTTAGTCTCTTCACCTTTTGCTCTTTTTCTTCTCGCCGCACAATGAGCACGTTGAGAAAAACCTTTTGGATTTGAGCAATCAATACTCTTTTTATATTTATTAGACCACTCCTCTTGGAACTGTTTAAATGTTTTCATCAGTAGATTGTTTTTTGAGTAGTTTTGCTAATTCTGCAGTTGATCCCACGAATAGAGCATTTGTAACATTTGTTGGACCTCTTGATTGCTTTTCTTCTTCTACCTCTTTTAACTTTTTTTGAAGGTCCATCAATTTATCCGTCGCATCAGCTACATTTTTAATTAGTTGTCCGGCAACTTCATATGCTCTTGGCATTTCACTTTCTTGGGCTAACTCTAGAATTCCATTTATTGCTTCCTGCCCCTTTTCAATTAGAGAATATAGATTTCCTCTAGTATATTCATAATCTTTTTTTACATCGTCAATTGACGATGATATCTTTTCAATTTTTTCTATGGGATCTTGATTATCTGAAGGAATTATTTCACTCTCTACATTAAAAGTTTCGTCTAGTTTTTCAAATTTTTTTGTCATTTTCATGAAACACTTCCACTAAATCCAAAATCATCTCCATCTTCTATCAATGCGTTATCTGCAGTTGTTATAGATTTAATTGGAGCACCTATTAGGTGTGATGTTATTGTTGTATTATCTCTACCACGCTCAACAGTTAAAGTATTTCCCGATACAGATTTGACGTATACTTCTTCGCCCTCAATGTCCAAATAACTGTTTGCTGTTATTGAAGAAGCATTTTCAACGCTAATGAGTAAGTCTGTAGTTGATATATCTTTGGATAGATTTGTGAGGATAATTCCAGTATAATTTTTGATTGCTCTTGGTTCAGCAGAATATACAACTTCTCTGGATACATTGTCTCTGCTGACTCCAGTAAGGTAACTGATAGAAACCTGTTTGATGACATCCTTTGTGGCAGAAGATACTGGTCCAAACAAATATGTTTTAGCAGTAAATCTCAAAGTATAAAGCAGAACTCTTCTAGTTGTAAAATTCCCTTCATAATCATCCTGCATGGTGATATTTTCCAAGACTATTGGAATATCTCTTTTTTCATTAATTGAATCTACTAACTCTACTGTTAAATTGTAAGATGGTTGAAAATATGGCAGTATTTGTTCAAGTATTTGTAAAGCATCGTCATTTAATTTTGACATTATGCTCAGTTCAAATTGCATATTATACGGAACTGGCATAAATGCTTTTTTGGTTTCTGTTCCTGTAGTTGAATCTTTTGATGTAAATGTTTGAGTTGTTGTAACTTTTCTAGCAGAATCGTAAGTAAGTCCAGTAAACTCAAAAGACATTCTTGGCAAGGTCATAGCAGTAGACTTGTTCAAGTCCGGAGACTGCTCTAATCTTGCTAGAAATTTTTGAGTTGGTCCGTAAGCAAGAGGAACTTTTATAATACTTACAACTTGTTCTGAACTGTTAGTATGTCTTATTTCAATATCATTGAAAAGAGTTCCAAAAGCAATAACAGTTCTTCTTAAAATTTCGTTATAAAAATATTCAAACATTTTTTTACCTATTATATAATTTTGGTACTGATAATTTCTATTTATATTTACGGAACACCAAAGGGATTAAACTCACTAAAGTCTATTATTTGGTCGCCCTCAATTTCAATTTCATTATTGTCAGAGTACCCATCAGCATTAATGTTTGTATCAATACTTCTTATCTGATAAGAAGCACTAGATGCTGCTCCAACAACAACTTCTCCAGCAACAAATGAACCATTTATGTTTGAAATTTCTAGTTCATTTGTAACAGCACTCCATTTTCTTACTCTGGCGGTTGTTCCACTAGTTTGACCAGTAACAACTTCATTGAATTGGAATGTTCCTATTCCAGAGCTGTATGGTGAAGAAATTATAATCGTTGGAGCAACACTATACCCCAAACCAGCATTTGTAATTCTGATTGAAGTTATTGTACCAGCGGCACTAACAATAGCTGTTGCTGCAGCAGCGACGGTAGTAACACCACTTAGGAATATTTGGTTAGTAAATTGAATGGTTGGTGCTGTGGAATATCCAGAACCACTAGAAGTTATGCTTACGATACCAACAATTCCACTACCAATTGTTGCTGTAGCAGCAGCACCAGAACCACCACCACCAATAAATCTAATTCCTGGTGCTACAGTATATCCTGAACCCGCATTGATGATATCAACTGCTTGAACTGACTTTGCTGCTGGATTAACATTATCATTACAAGCAACAATTCCACCAATCATTACAGCAGAACCTATTCCAGTAACTCCACCGAGAGGAGCTGATGAAATACCTACAGTGGGAACGCTAGTATACCCTCCACCCCTATTTGTGATAGTTATTAATCTGATTCCACCATTAACCAGTGTTGCTGTCGCTGTTGCGGTAGATCCAGACCCAATAACAGTAATGGTTTGTGTTCTTCCCAAGAATATTGCATCACCATCAGCACCAGTTGTTTCTTCTAGAGTATCGTCAATATCATCAACTCCAGTGTCTATTACTTCATCTTCATATCTGAATAGTTCGCATCTTAATTCATAAACATAGTTTTTTTGTAGTTGATAGAATGGTTTTTCGTGCTCAACAAATTTTATTTCAAATAGTCTATCTCCAAGAGGAAAATAAACTAAATCACCTTCTTTTGGTCTTGATGATAGTTTTATATTATTTTCATTTTTAATAAGAGGTGAAATATATTCTTCAAATCTCTCCTTTGAAATAATTAAAGTTATTTCATTTGTTGCCTGAATTCCAAACTTTGATAGAATGGTAGTATTATCTCCATACCCTTCAAAATTATCTACATATGCTTCAATAGGATACGCATCATCAAACTTAGACTCAATTACTTCTCTTATAATAGTTTTTTCTGTTACATATTTTCTTGGAAGATAGTATATCTCAACACCATACATCCTCAACTGCTCGTTGATCAAATCTTGTATTAAACTCTGTTCTTCTCTTGTTCCCTGTTGAAAGAAAGGATTTAGCATAAGAATTAACCAATCATGTCTAGTGGTGGAAGTTCATAAGTATTCGACATTCTTTCCATAATTACATCAAGTTCTTTTTGGGCATCATCATATATCTGGCGTCCGTTGAGTTCTACACCACCAGGTAACTTTACTCCCTGGAACTTAATTAGATTTTGTCCCCACTGTCTTTTTATCAAAGATGTTAGATACATCTTTAGGAATGAGTCATTCCAAACTCTAGTGTAGTCTGATGGGTCTAAGGCTCTATAGCAATCTATGATAACGTAATCACCAGCTCTTACACTTCCCCAATCTATATCCAGATAAAGTCTATCTTGTCTTTGATTGAATCTTATCTGCTTTTGTGTTGTAAGTAAAAAATCAATATCTTCCAGATAAGTTTTTGTCATAGCATATGTGAGTATCTCAGTAGATCCCCAATAGTAAATGTCATTCAGGAATAATTGATACTTTACGCTAAACATATTGTTGGTAGTTGTGTTGCTACCGTCGAAGTGATAAATTTTTGTAATTCCTATAACTGATGGTGGAATTTGTAAAAAATTGCTGTTTTCCTTATAGTTAAATGTAATTGAAGTTCCGTTTATGGAAGTAGATGCTGTTGTAGTAACTATTCCTGCTACGTTATTATCACCTCTTGCTCTTCCTCTTTTTATATCATTTTCTGTAATTTTATACTTAAGGAACATTTTGATGACGCCATCAAAGTGTCTTTCTTGGAAATATTGTAAAGCTTCATCA